TACGCCATTCCATATGCGTCTTGAACTTGTTAGCTTTGGTAGCCCTATCCATAATACTACGGATAGCTTCGTTCTCTTTATCTCCTCGTGCGTATTGAAACCATAGATTAGGATCAAGTAGATCGGCATTAAACATCTTAAGAGAGGTGTTCTGTACTGCTGTAGTATAGTCTCCCTCACCACGTTTAGTAGCAGCGTCGTACTCTTTCTTAGCACGAAGGGCTTCTCCCTGTGTATCAAACTTATACAAAACTAATTGCTTAGTCTTGTTATCAGTAATCCACAGGGCGTAGTTACCCATCCACATATGAGGGAAGAACCCCTCCTGTGGTTTAATTCCTACTGCCTCGGCAATCTTACGAGTTAGTGCATCTATACCTTTAGCTGCTTCAATGGAGGAATCGCTGTACTTACCACGGAAAGATTCCCAGTCAGGAACAGCTTCTCCTTTGGTTAGTGCGGAATCTCGGGCAAGCATAATCTCACCCCAATCCGTAAACGCCTTACCTTTAAGTGTGCGAAGAAGACTATTTAATCCCTTCTCCGTGGATATTTTACGGACTACGGAAACGGGACCAGTAGGTCCTCGCATCTCCACTCCCTTTGTACCTTCTACCCACTCACCAATAAGGTCTTGTCGGTACTGATCTGCTCGTTTAATATTGTCCGCTACCCAGCGAGTTACTACTCCGATGTTTCGGAAGTTAGTAATGGTAGATAGTTGGCTACCGCCAAGAGCGATGAAGTGTCCAAAGATACTATCAGGTACATCAGGATACGCCATCCCTTGTTTAGCAGCTTCATCAATCTTAGCTCGTTCTTCTGCCCAAGTCTTCTCAGCTACAATATGATCCATACCAGTAGGACCTTTTGTAGCTTTGTTAAATGCCTTTAACTGTTGTACATAATCTCTGGAAGCTCCACGCAATTCATTAGTAAGAGCAGCGCCTCCGGCTTTAACTCTAGCAGAGATATTATCGTAAGCTTCTAATGCTTTACCTCCTAGATAGTCGGCAATGCCAAAGTTAACGGCACCACCTTGCTTTTTACCAACACCCCCTAATGGGTAGGGACTACCTCCAGTTTGACCACGTTGTTGATTTACGACTTGAGGTGTATGTGTTAAGTTTGGTGGTTGTTCTATTGGTGGTTGTGCTGATCTCTGTGCTGATTCTTGCAACATCCGTTGTGGATCATCTGCTGATAATCTACGTTGATCGTAATCAATACCACCTTCGTAGTCAAATGGACGAGGAGCATCTCCTCCCATTTCAATAGGAGGACGCTCATATGGAATAGCTACTTCGTATTGATAAGGATCGTTATTACGTAATGTTTCTGGACCAGACCGCAGAGTTTGCTGTGGTTCTGCTGACCATTGTTCTTGTGGACGTAATTCTAGATTTGAACGGATACGCTGCTCAAGAGTCATTGGTCCTGCATAACTATCAGGTAATCCTTCTGCGGGAACCAGAGATAATTCATCAGTATACTTTGGTATGGTTTCACCAGTAAGCTGTTGTTGTACTTGTTGTTGACGAGCTTGTTCCGCCGCAACCGCCTCGCGTTGTTTAGCTTCTGCGGCCACTTGTTCTTGTTGTAATCTTGTACGTTCGTCGTACTCAGCTTGCCGTTTACGTTGCTGTCCGGCACCCACAACTTGTGCCATACCACCAGCAAGCAACTCAGTTACACGACGCTTGATGGCCTCTGGATTATCGGCATCTCGTGCTAGAGATGGGTATAGTTCTTTAGCTGCTTTGGGATCACGGATAATAGCTTGTGATATGTTGTCTGCTACTTCTCCTAGCAGTGCGTTAATACCACCCGCACCTGCTATGGTTTTAAGGTTAGCTCCCTTTAACTGTGGAAGTAATAGTCCACCAATATCAGCACCGGTCTGTGCTAGTGCAGAAGCTACTGCTTGACCTCGGGGTACATTCTTATCTAGTGCAGCCTTTACGTTTGTGATAAAGGACATTGGTGCAAATGTAGCCATACCAGCAACCCCTGCTTTAGCAGCTACCGCAGTAGTAGCTACTCCGGATGCCACTTGTCCCTCTGCCGTTTCCGGTTGACGGAACATTGACTGTCCCTGTATTTCTTCGTTTGTATTAATCTGACCGAATATCTTATCTTGTATGTCCGTCAATCCTTGATTCCAGCTACCTGTAGTTACGGCCTTTGGAATCTCCAATGCTCCAGCAGCAGCGAAACCAAGAGTCTTATCTGCCATAGAGAAGATATTACCAGCAGTACCTAACAAAGTACCACGTATATCTTCTTGTATACGCTCACCGATAGGCATACCAGTATCGGGGTCTATAAGACCACCGACAGTATTACCAATTGGATTACCGGTATCTGGATCAATAAGAGGCATTATTTCACCAAGCCAAACTTCTTGTTAGTTGCGTCAGCAATCTCTTCTGGTGTAGCATTAGGATTGGCCTTTTTAAGACGATCCTGCCATTCCAGTATATCTGCTTTCTTTGGATGATTTTGAATTTGTAGATTAATAAAATCTGAAGTACGATTTGGTATAGATTTACCCTCATTGGCCCAAGGCTTGGGTGTATTTGGTGCTTGTAGTGCCCTTTCTTGGTCGGTGATGGGCTGTAATGTTTCTCCCATTGCACGAGTACGAGTGGCTGGTAGATTGATAATCATAGACTCTAGTGAATCGTATGTATCTTTTTCTTCTTGTGTCCATCCGGGTCCACCAGCAGCTTTACGCGCTTCTACTCGTTTCCGTAAATTATTAAGCTGGTTAGATAGGGCTCCCTTCGCTTCCTCTAGAGCAATTCTAGCATCTCCACGCATCTTCTCAACATCTCGTTGAGTTTGTCCCTGAATCTCTGCTTGACGAATCCCGCCAGCAGTAGCAATTCTCTGTTGTTCTAATTGATAATTACCTTGTATTTGTTGTTCTTCAATTCTACGTGCCGTCTCAAGAACTACCTGACTACCGGCATGATTAGTACGAATCCATCCAGGATTAAACTCTGGTAAACCTGGGGTTGTTTTACGAAGCTCTTCATACATAGCAGAAGCTTCTGCCAGACCTGCTGCTTTATCAGGTTTGTTCATTGCTTGTACAATAGGATCAAGCATACGTCCACGAGTCTCAGCTTCGCGAGCTAACGTCTCCGCTGTGGCTTTATTATTTTCGATAGCCGCCTTTGCTGATTCCGCAATCTTACTTTCAACCATAGCTGGAAGAACACGAGGATCACGACGTAACGCATTACGCTGCTCTGTCTCCCATTGCATAGCTCCCATCTTATTCTGACGTTCTGCTTCGTGTAATGGACGATTAAGCATCTTCTGCTCAATATCAAGACCGTACTCACCAAGACCCATCTGTTGAGCTTGAGAAGCTTGCTGCATGAGTCGATTGTAGTCGGCTAGTTGATTTGCAAACTGTAGTCCTTGTACAGCACCCGGGGCCAGTCCCGGAAACCCAGGATACTGTGGTGCTTGTGGCGTCATCATATTAGGCATTGGCATTAGAATTTACTCCAATCTATCCCATCATTAGCCCACGAACCAAGAGCGTTTGCGGTTGGTTTATTTCCCCCCGTAAAACTACCTAGCCAATTACCAAACTGTGATATGGCATTTGTTGCTGCTGGTAGGAATGAACCCCAATTAGCGCCACCATTGGTCCCGCTCTGATTGCCGGTAGCTCCACCATTACCACCACTTGCTGCGAATAGTGGTGAGGTAGTCATATTGAATCGGTTAGCGATCATGGGTGCCATATTAGCAGTGAGACTACCCATCCACTCTGGACCAAATTGGGCACCGGCCACGTTAGCGAGGTTCTGTTGCTGTCCTTGTAGGTACTTAGATTGATTGTTGATAAGTTGCTTACCGAGTTCTTGTATTTCATTACCAGATAAGTTATAACCACGCCTAGACATATCAGCACTTACATCTTGAATTGTTAGATTGCGCTGACCAGCCCAACCAGGATCATTCTGTAGATAATTTGGGTCGTTATAACTACGATATAGTTGGTCTCGATATGGGGCACGATCTGTACGAGTAAAGTAATCGCCCCGAGCTAACAGATTATTGTATAGCTCCTCCATCTTGGCAGAAGCGTCATAGTTACCATATGCATTGGTAAGTCCACTAAGAGCATTTAACCAGTTAAATTCTCCGCCGCTTCCCATACCACCAGCCCCGGCGGCTCCTCCTCCGCCAACTGCGGATGCTACAGACCCAGCCAATTTAAGTGCATTCTCTGGTGTGGTTATATTACTTAATCCAGAGGTGGCTTTACCAATAAGCTCATCAATAAAACTAGTACCTCCACCAGAAGCCCCGCCGGCGATACCTCCAGCACCGGTCATGGCACCGGTAGCTGCGTCAATCGGTAGTCCAGCATTCGTTAACGTATTAAGATATCCAGCACCTCCGGTTAACGATCCAGCGGTAGCTGCCGCACCACCTGCTTCTGCTAAACCGGGGACAGCGGTTTGTGCCCACGTACCAGCGGAGGGCAGTGAAGCTAATCCATTAGCTCCGGCTCCTGCGGCACCGGTAAGTGCGCCCGAGAATCCCAAACCAAACATGGGAGACATAAGAGCTAACCCTTCTAGTATTCCCCGCAGACCTCCGCTACCTTGTACTTTACCAGTCTTCCAATCAGCTAGACCCCAATCCTCTTTAGTTGGGTCCATCCCTCCCATGTACTCAATACCCTTTTCTTTCCAGTTAGGGTCAATCTTATTTAGTATATCTTCTCCGATTAGAGAGAACTCACCATTAGGAAGACCGGCTTTACGTGCCGCTGCACGGATAAGTGTTTCTGGAGTAATAGCTCCCGAAGCATCGGTAGCGGCCATACCTGCTACCTCTTTCAGAATATTATCGAATACCGAATAATCTGTGTTTGGATTTGCTTTCTTTATCCAATCAGGAACACCATAATAATCTGCTTCTTTGTACATCATCGGCGTAAATTCGGTGAACGCACCACCGCCAGTGCCATAGGTGTACGGGGAGAGGCTTGCGTTGTAGGCCGCGAGGTCTGCTGCAAAGTTCGGATTTCGGATCATCTCGCCCAATGGGCTTGCGGTGAACTCTTCTGGACGAGGACCTCCCTTTACCAGATACTTCATTTTATTAGCCATGTGTTATGTCTTCCTGTAAAAATCTGGGGCTTTGTTATATGTTGCAAATCGAGATGCTTGATAATGAGCATCTACGAAGGTGGCGTATGCCGTTCCTGCAAAATTATCAGCCGGGGCTACAATTCCGGCGCTATCTGTGCCTCCTGCGAAGGAGGGGTCTCTCATTACGTGAATCATTAAAACTGTATCTACTTCTAATCTTAAAGTGTTTAAGAGATCGGTAGCCTGTGTGTCATTCATCTCTACAATCTGGTGCATGTTAGCAGTACCGCTTCCGGCTTGTGCTAAATAATATATACGAGGTGCTGCAAAGTTATATGCTTGTTGGCTATGTCCTTTAGCGGCACATACTCGTAATTGCCAAACGCAAGTACCAGTGTTTGTATTGGAGGGTAGCCAGTGTAAGTGAATGTACCACGGAGTATCAAATGACCAATCATGGTTAATATGTTGATTGGTCCAGAATTGACGCATTTGAGCAGCACCCCCATCTGGAAATGCATATGCCCAATGATCTCCGGCTATGTTAGTCCATGTAGGATCACTTGGACCAACACCACGAACAATTACATCACTCTTCTCATCCTTCCATCCACCTTCATGTTTACGATGGAATTCCTTGAACCAATTCATCCAACCAATACCTTCGATCTTAGGATCGTTTGGTGGACGTTCTAGAAATGTACGATCAGGCATTAGTGATCCAATTCCGAATATGTTAATTCTAAAGCTTCATATTTTTGATTATTATTAGTAGATGCTATAATTCTAAAGGCACGTTTATAAGTAGTACCACATCCCGTTAAACGTGGATTTTTTTTAGTTAGATCAAAATTTCTAGATGTAGAATACGTATCATAATCATCATCTGTCCAACTAAGGGCCGCTGTTTGTGATGCTGTTGTTGTTTGACTTCCAATTAATCTAACTTCATGAATACGTTTTAAATTATGACTATTACCATCCCATAAATCAGTTCTTATCTCTATAGGAATTCCTGATGAATTCCCTGTAATAATATATAAATTATTATCCAAATTTAAAGTAGAATATGCATTATATGATGAATTTGTAACTGCAAGATTATTTATTTGAACAGTGTTTATATCTGCATATGGTCTCCATTTTTGCCATATTTTATATTTTACATCATATAAAAAATAAATTGGATTTGTATAGTTCCCGGTCATCCTAAATAATATATATTGTTTACCCTGTATTATAAATGCACCGGCGATTGCGGAAATTATATTATTTGTAGATAGTAACCTATCAATTGAATCATTTGAAATTTTAATTGGTTTATAATCCTCTAATGTATAAATACCAGGGGCTCTAGTATTTATTCCTGTGCCTGTCCAAAAAACAGAATCAAATGCTTCTATATATGTTCTATTATTTGTGTTATTAAAATTAACACTAGGAATACAACCAACATTATTTGCATATTGAGGAATTCTTTGTAAAGGACTACCAACTGGATTTCCTACGTTTTCATAAAATTCAGTAGATTGCGTACTAAAAGCTACAATAGTATTTTTATATTTTGCTAAACCAACAGAAGGATCGGGACTAAAATTAGTAGAAAGTGTTCCGGTAGCGGGCCATGTTGTTATATCATTTAATGCTGAATTTCTTATTGTTCCTGCGGATTCTGCTATAAAATGATAGCCGTCCATCTCAACCATTTGTCCCACAGTGGATGCGGATATTGTTATTGCTGTAGATACAACACCACCATCTGCAATGAATTCCCAACCCGTTAGGTTCGGTGAGGTTGTATAACCAGCCAGCATTATAGGAGTTGTTCCATTTTTAGATTCCCTTAAATATTCAAAATTACCAGCAAAAATAGGAACAATGGATGTTATTAATGTGCTAGTGGCTAGATTATAAATTCTAATATTATTATTACCACAAAATACAGCATAATCCTTATATGTACTTGCACCTGACCAACTAGCAAGAGCAGCCATTTGAGCAGTCAATGAAAATTGTAAGGATACACTATAACCGGGCTCCGCATATAATACATCATCCCCCTCATTATTTTTATAATGAAAGATTTGACAATTTTCTAGCCCTGGTCCCTTTTTAATCTCTGTTGAGGCAGGAGCAGGCCCTCTAATAAAGTAATCACAAACAAGAGGTATTCTAGCCTTTTGTGTGTCCGGTTTACCGAACAGTGGATTCTTACCGGCCACCGAGATTTACTCCAAAGTAAATAGAACCTTCTTCCATACCAAAACCAATAGCTTCATCTTTTAGCTTCTCGTACTCACGTTCGAGCGCCTGTCGTTCTGCAATAGGGATACCATAACGCGGAGCTAGTAACCATGCCAATCCCTTCATTACGGTAAGATACCATTCTTGCGGGAATGCAATATCATTGGTCTCCGCATCTATATCATCGAATTGTACTTGTGCCCTAATCTTGATGGCAACTGAGGTATCTGTCCATTTCGGCCATGCATATAGGCGGGATTCCACAGGGAGATCGGCTTTGTATTCATGGTAAAGACAGATGGGCGTACCTTCGGCACCTTTGTTAGAAAGTTGATTGTATTCTTGCCATGTGTATATCGAAAGTGGGACATCAACACCTCCAGCTATAGAACGATAACCTTCAATGATTCGTAGTGGACGCATACCACTAGAGGATGTAGTTACAATATAGCCAGCTTTAACGAAGTATAAGGTAGCTCCCACAGCAACATTGGCAGCGAAGCCTGCCGTAATCGAGAATGTAGTACCTCCTGTACCGTTAATAGTTTTCGATACTAGGTCACCATTGTTATCTACATAATAGACCCGATCAATACCTTTGGCGTTAGCAGTCTCGTATGTAAGGGAAGTGGTTGTGAATGATGTAGCTCCGGCTGTTACCGCTGCTGCAAGGGTATCTCTCTCGAAAACACTATGGAATACTAAATCATCTGTCTTAAACTGTACATATTGTCTATCGTTAAGATGATTAGTTGGAGGTAGTATGAACATATCGTACAGCCTCCACAGAGGCATACCATCATTCTGTAGGTGTTTGATGAAGTAGTTGAAGATAGGAAGAGCTTCATTCTTCTGTGTAGTAGATGCGCTATCCCCTTCTCCAAGGATAGCAATATCCTTGAGAGATGCGGTAATTATGTCTGCCGCAGTTGTTGTGTAATTAAACGATCCGGATAGTGCCATTTATTTCCCCAGAGTTGACCACAGTTCTTTTATATCCCCAAACTTAAATGCTATAATGAACAATAGAGTTAGTCCCAAAGCTTTAACGAATAGCACTAGATGCTTGTATAGAGATAACTGATCTCGTATATCTCGTAATGATTGCTCTATGGATTTGTGAGCATCTATATCACCTTGTCGATACTCCTCAACTTTATCGTAGAGAGATTCTACTTTAGCTTTGATGTAACCAATCTCTTCATTATTCATGATTAGAAATTACCTGGAGGTATTGTATCCTCTGGTGTAGTTGTATATGTGGGTCCTATGAATACATCTGAGGATTCCGGTCGTACCCAATCAGGGGTCTTCTCGGTACGTGGAACTCGCTGGAAATCCATAGGGTGACGTATCTCGTAATCTTTACTACACACCATTAACCCATCCCACCGTTTACGAAGATCACTGGCTTTAAACTTAAAGCCACATGCATCGCATATAGTATTATAGTCATGATGAGAATATGTATTTTGATTTTTCATAATTAGTATGAGCCAATAAATGTGGAATTATTATAAACAAGATGTGTTCCATCTGTCTGCATATCAATTCTTGTTATCGTTTGTCCTGATATTTTAGAATGTATCCAATTTATAGCATCGGCTAATGTTGTATCTCTCATCGGCGCCGGCAGTATCGTGTTGTCGTGCGAGTACCAGCAGGCCGCCTTCCACCCCAGCGCCGCAAGACGCAGCGAGCCGCGGGCCGCGAGTCGGCCAAGGTCGCCCGGGGCAAACTTGCTGGCCGCGGCGCCAGAGGCATTCCACTCGGTGCAGTAGCGCGGAAACGTCGATGCCAGCCCTCCCGCCACCAGCGCCGCCTTGAGCGCCGCGGTCAGCCCCTCGGGGGTATAGAAGTCGGTGGTGTTGGCGTCGCACATCAGCGGGTAGACCCACAGGTTGTAGGGGTGCCACGCAACCCCATCGATGTGCTGGCGTCCGAACCCGGCGTTGCTGTCGCTGGCGTTGAGGAAGGTCGTGAGCCCGCTCGCGTTGGCCCCGGTGAACCCGGGCGACAGAATAGTGATATTGGCGTCCGCCGCCTTCGCCGCGAGATTCGCGGTCCGCGCCTGTGTGGCAAGTTCAACAGCGGAGCCCCACCAGAAGGACGTGCCGTTCTCCCCATAGCTGGGCTCGTTCCACAATTCTAGATACTTGATTGGAGTTCCGCGAGACACGTAGCGAGAAACGAGGGTAGAAACGAAATCTGTTACGCTAGCTTGCGAAGCTGCCGGACTACCTCCTCCGGGATAGCCATACAGGTCATTAGTGGCCTGCCATTTGGCTTGCGCTGCCCACGTCGGGCACCCATACATCGTCCAGATGAGATCACGACCGGCGGCATAGTGCGCGTCGCACCACGCATCCATTGCCGACCATGAATACGCACCATCGGTCGGCTCGATGTGACGCCACTGGAAACCGCCCGCTGGCGGGCCGTAGTCCATTGACCGCGCGATGCCACAGCCGTAGGCAGGAGCGGACGACAGCGGATTCCCTTCTGGCCATCTGTGAGCATGAATACCTATAAATTTGGATGGTACTGTAATAGAACCTGACCATATAGTACCATCCAAAACAACCGGAGCGGGCTTATTTGCTCGCTTAATTAGCATTAGTAATAAATCCGAACTAATCCACCACCACCGGCCCCACCGGCAGTTGCACCAGAACCACCGCCTCCTCCACAACCATATGCAGTGGATGCCGGGGCTGATCCCGCTACACCGTTAGAGCCTCCTGTACCTCCCAAGCCCCACGGCGTCGCGCCACCACCCCCTCCACCACCACCCGAAGCGCCGCCGGTGCCGCCCGTGCCGAACGATCCAGCTATGAAGCTCGCCACGCGCCCACCTTGCCCGCCGTTAACTGAGGTATTGCCGCCACCACCGCCGCCGGACACGTTGTAGCTCCCGCCGGTAAGCGAGATGTTCTGCGCCCCGCCCGTGCCCGGAGATGCACCACCGGCAGCGGCGCCGATGCCGCCACCCCACGCCACGGCTCCGTTACCTCCGGTAGCGGTGCCTTTCTTTCCGCCCTGTCCGCCGTCAGCGGTGAAGGTACTGCTGGGAAGGCCAATGATGCCTACGATGGTGACGTCTCCTGATGCCGTCCCATCCGCATCCGCAGCACCTCCAGAAGAAGCCGCTGGGATAGTTATAGTTAATGTCGATCCCGGAGTCACTCGTAGCGGGCCTATGCCGAGGAAGCAGTCTCCCGCACCTCCGCCACCTCCACCGCCGAGTCCGGCAGTTCCGCCACCCCCGCCTGGCCCTCCGGGGGCCACTACATCCATATATATTACAGTAACATCTTGGGGTACTGGGAACGAATGTACCGCCGCTGTGCTAAATTCCGTTACAGAAAATCCCGTAGATGACTGTAGTGATAAACTAGATTCTAATCCCATTATACAATATCCTCGTCATGCAATCCAGTAAGGGTCGCTCTCGACAAGCCATACTGGCGTCTCGATAGACCAGCTATAAAACCGATACCCTTTATTGTTGCAGCCGCTACTCCAGCTACACCAGAAAAGTTGCGAGCCCATAGGGCTATTACTCTGAACATAGTCTGACTGCATACTCGATAGCTAGGGCAATATCCCGTTGTTTACAAGAAGGGTGTCGGTTAATGAGGGCACGTAATACCTGTGCCCGTTTCCATTCCCCGTTACCCTTACCTTCCATTTGCTTTACAATCTCACAAGCAGAACTCACTAACTCGGTATCAGGTTCCAGAATAAACCGTTTACCGGATTTCTGTAAACACCACACACCGAGTTTAAATAATTTATTTTTAATCCATTGTTTCATGATTATGGCCCAGTAGGATTAACTGTAGTAATTGGATCTCCTGCGGCGGTAGTCAGCGCACCGGTCCAGCTTACAGTCACATCATCTTCTTTATATACTTCGAATGGACTTAGTGTTAAATCTACCTTATTTCTAAGGACACGTAGTGCTTGTCGTGTTGTCCGTATTGTTCCAGCTAAGTTACCACTATCGGTTCCAGTAGCTATGTTCCTATCAAGGAAAGCATCAGCAATCTCATTCTGTGCACCGGCAGTAAGTACACCGGCAGCAATGCCCCCAGCAGAAACACTACCAATAGCACCGGTTACTGATCCAACAGAACCACTAAGGTTTCCAGTGATGTTTGCTGTTTGATTTCCAAGTCCAGTAACAGCAGTAAGACTGTATCCTGATTTGTCATTGTTAGTTGTAACTGTAACACCATTTGTTACAGAGGTAACAGTTGGGATTACTGCCCCGGTGTGCGTGACGCCGTAAAGTGTCCCGGTGCCGTTGACAACAATATCCACCCCCGCCGCATTCGCAGCTACGGTTGCGCCAGCGGCATAGGTCTGTGGTGGCTCATTCACCGTGTCACTGGTGCTGATGATCTCGACCCCGGCCAGGGTATAGGTCGTGTCCACACCTATCGCCTCGTTGTGCGCGGAATCCACGTAAATGCGCTCTCCGGCCGTAGCCGCGCCGGTTGCGGCGCCGAGCGTCGTGGCTGCCTTCGCCCATGTGTCGTAGGGCGACGTATTGGACCCGGATGCTTTGACGTACTTGTCAGCCAATCAGGGCCTCCGCTTCAATCTCGGCAAGTTCGGCGGCCACGCGCACAGCATTTGCGGCCAGCGTTGCATTCAGGTCGCGAGACGGCGATGCCGTGTACCGCACATGGTGTTGTTTGCCGGTGGAGTCGGTATGAGACTCGACGACGTGGATAGAGCCGTCCGCGTTGACAGATTGAGCGAGAATTACGCTGGATACGATGCTCACAGGTCAGCCTCCGCGATGCGCGCCAAGTAGCGGTCCTTGATCGGCACCAAGCGCGTGGAGACGAGCGTGTTCCACTGCGCGAGGGTCAGCGACCGTCCGTAAGCGGCATTGAAGCTCACGCGCACCTGATCGTTGGTCAAATCGCCCGCCTGCACCTTGCTCCACACCCACCAGATGAGGCGCTCCCACTCGGCAAGGTTGCCCGAGGCGCGAGCGGCCCGCACCCGGTCCCAGAATCGGGCGGCGAATTGGGCGGCGGTCTGATGTTGAAGTGGGAGGGCCACGGTCAGCGTACCCGGGCCGCCCGGCAGGCGACGATGGCGGCTTTCAGGGTTGCGAGTTGTGCGGGGCTGAGTTGCGCCCATGCCGGGGCGGCGAACAGTGCGAGTGCGAGAATCAGGATGCGAATCACGGTATTCTCCTTGGATTATGTAGACGATTGTACAACATTCATTGTAGCTGTTCCTGCTGTGATCGTAGCGTTAAGCCTAATAGCAGTAGGTGGATATGCGTAGTTACCATCATCGGAAACAGTCTTGGATGCTAGTACATCATGGTTAAGTACGTTAAGCATGGTAGCTAAACCACTAGAGGAAGTCGCACCAGAGTTGGCTACTGTGTACGTAAACGTGTTAGCATCAGTTACAGTGATTGCGGAGCCAGTGGTATCAAATGGGGAACCTGCTTGTTTAAGAACCAGTGAGTCTCCAGTAGCGGCATAATGATTTGGCCACGTTACAGTGGCAGTAGTGCCTACTCTAGATACTGTGATAGCTGTTTCTTTACTAAGATCAGAGGTTGTATGTTGTACTGTATAGGTAACATTGGGCGTAGCGTGTCCCCCAAGAATTACAGAGAGAGACACGCCCAATGGTGTTTGCCTCCAGTTAATAGGAATCCACGAAGAGACTCCTGTTGCTGTTAGTGTTACACTAGTTGGGCGTGGCATAATTACCGTTCCTGTGCTACGTAGATGTAATCAATAGTAAGAGTACGTGCGGCAGCACTTCCGTTCTGTAAAGTAAACGTAAGAGCTAGTTTATTCGTAGTCTCAATATTAGTAGTATGTGTTGCAGTCTTTGAACCATTAACATAGAAATCTACTTTATTAATACCGTCCCACGCAAAAGAAGTACGAATATAGGTATCATCTACCATTGTGGCAGCAGTATTAGTAGTTTCTGTGGTATTGTCTTCCGTAATTGAAACTAAAGTAGTAGCATCGTCAGCCTTGCGAAACCCCACACTATCAGTAGTACCTGCTACGATAGTGGTATCAGTCGTAGCTAAGCCAATGAACACATCCGATTCTGTGGCATTGCTAACTTTCCAGTTACAATCAAACCATAGACGTTTACCTACAGTAAGCTTAAGCCACTCTTCTGCTGATTGTAATTGATTAACATCATTGTCAGCAGCACTATTAACTAGGGCTAAAGCCCCGTTAGTTACATCTGCTGCAATTGCTTGAGTAGCCCCTGCTTGTGTCTCAGTAACAACCCAATCACTCGCCGAGTAATCTCCAGCAAATAAGAAATCGTTAAAATACGTAACGACAGTTGGCTCTTCTCCTACAGGGAGAGCTTGATACCATTTACGAGTACCAGTACCAAAGTGTTGTACCCCACCGGGGAGTCTTGTAGCAGTAGTTGACATTTTCGTCCTTTTCGTTAGTGTTAAAAGGAGGGGGATTTCTCCCCCTCCGTATTACATTACGCTCCAGGTGAGCCAAAGAGGCAACGTGGATCGGTCCAACCCCAAGATTCACGGAAGTAAACTTTAAACTTAGCATTCTCAGTATCAAAGTCGTTATCCATAGTAAACTCAGGTGAGGCACGCTCGAAGTGCTTCATACCATCTGGGCAATCGGTACGAATAAACCAAGCATCTGCATCCGAGAAGTAGTGATTAACCTTCACACCACCGGGGAATACACTAGCCGCAGCAAGTGCGTTGATGTTGTTGTTTGCACTATCCGATTGCAGAGGAGACTTAAGTATACGCATAGCTTCGTACACATTATCAGGAGCAATGTGCAGAGACTTAGGCATAATGCGAATCTTAAGACCACGATCATTTTCAGTCTTCATTAGATCAATGGTAGCCTGTTCAAGTGAGGCTTCACTAAGGTCGGAAGCAACAGTTAGGATGTTGCTGTAAGTACCGCCAGCAACTCGTGGGTGATCGCTGGCAAGCAGAGCTTTACCATCACCACCAAGATACGAAGAACTAAACGCATTGTTGTAAACAAATGCAGCATTGTTCTCACGAGTTTGATTTACAGAGAAGGCAAGTGCCTTGGCTCGCTTTTCGCCCACTACTGCGTAGAGGTCGTCGTCGAACATTTCTTTGGTGACAATGAAACCACCACCAAAGGCAGTATGGACGTAACGAGTTACGAAGCCTTGCTTCTCGGTATCGTACTGGATGCCTTGACCTTCAGGCTTCTCAGGAATTAGACCAAAACCGGAGTAACCTACATCTTCCTCATACTTCTTGCTAGAATTATAAGTCTCGAATAGATCGGTCCACTCGGTCTTGTGTTCAGCATACGCCTTACCGTACCATGCATTTACGCCGGGCCATAGGGCTTTTGCAAAATTACCAGTTGTAATAACAGCCATTTTTCATTCTCCCTATTAGACGCCAGACGTACCTGTACCACCCTTAAACACATGGTTGTTAATCTTAACAAGCCATTTAGGATTACCTCCCGAGCCTTGTCGGGTAACGGCAGTTGCATGGAAGCAATTGTCCGCACGAGGAGCAAGACGTAGGAGTTTAAGGGGTAAGGTTGAGCCACTAGCTTGAGTAGTTGAATCAAGTTCTTCACCACTAATACCGGTCAGGGTTGATCCGGCAGTAGTACTAAAGGCGATATTCATACCAACCATAGAAGGTACAAGTGGCGTAGTATCCGCGTCTTCTTGAATCTCAAGAATAACGTTAGGATCATCTACCACATATGCAACACGGTCAGTCGAAGCCTCTCGATAGAGAAGTTCTAGGTTTGCGGCACCAGTAGCGTTCGAGGGAGTCTTTGGAGTAAATCCAACAACTACACCAAGAATAGCTTCCGAGCCATCGCCTGCGGCCTTCTTAATGGTAGGCATACCTTCACAGTTATAGCCGCCAACAATAGTGCCAGTAGCACCAGCGGAGCTTGCAAGAGTGACAAAGTCACCCACGTATAGTGCAGTACCGTCTGAGGATGGGCAAAGGTATGTATTAACCTCACCATTCCAGCCAGCACCAACACCACCACGAACAGGAATTGCGCCCTTTGGAGCGTCAATATTATAAGTAGGCATTAGTTTTCCATTTTCTAATTACTAACAGTTGTCCCGTTCGTTTGGAAGAACATTATACATTATCAAGAGATTGTAAGACTTGCTTCCAAACCGGAACGCTTGGCATCGTCAATCTGTTGTTTGAGTAACGACTTGTTATATTCTTCCTTCGCTTTCTGTCGTTCATCATACACATCTTTGTCACATGCCATAAGGACTCCAGTAACACCGCCACCAACAGGTTTGGTGACAGCACTACCTAGTCCACGAGAATTGTCAATAGACGCATCACCTAGTTTTCCGTCGGCCTGTACTACTTCGTAGCCCAAATCTTTAAGGTCTTCGATGCGAGAGTCCACATCGTTAACGACGCGATATACCTTGGTGGGGTCTTTTTGAATTCTATTAAAATTAATGATGTCTCTACGTCCAGTAATATTACCAACGGGATTACGGACGGGCCTTTCTGGTTTGCGAACATTAGCCATTTAAAATCTCCTATTAACGTACTTTCTTTAGTTCTTCAATATACTGGGCTCTTGTCATGGTCTTTGTCTTTTCAAACATAGCCGCGACTTTCTCTTCTTCGGGAGTCAGTTCAAACCTGGATGACTGTTTACGAGCAGGTGTATGTTGACCACCATCCCCATCAACCATATTCGGACTATCTCTCCGAGTATTCGTAAATTTATTTGGGAAGGTTTGCTTAACCTTCTGAGAAATAAACGAGTAAAGCTTTTCCGGATTCTTTTCAGTCTTCGGATCGTTCATATACTTCATTGCCACGCTATCCGCGAAGAGATGCATATCTTCGTCGTATGCTGGGCTTGCTGTGTCATACCAAGGGTTGGCTTCCGCCCACTGTACATAGGCAGGATTTACAGCCGGTGCAGGAGACATTGCCGGGAAAGTCTCTTGTTTCTCCCGTTGATATGTTTCCGACAATCCTTGAATGCGTTCGTTAATATCATCAGCTAGAACATGATCGTTCTCGGCTAGTGCTTCTTTACGGGCAGCTTTTAGGTCTGCCATAGCTCGTTGATATGAGCTTTCAAACACTTTCTCGTGATGCTGTTTTAGCGCAAGAATTGCTTGACGGAGTTCCTTGGTTTCACTCTTAGCTCCCATAATCTGAGAGATAAGTTCTCCACGCTCTAGGAATTCATCAGCAGTGCGCCACCTTTTACCTTCATTTTCTGGTTTGGCTTTCCACTCTTCCGCGGGTAGCCAGCCTAGATTAAGGGCTCGTTGTTCTGCTTCTGATAACTGTACTTCTTCTTGTTTCTGCTCTTGTTGAAGATTCTCTTCGCTCATGTTAGTCCTCTCTAATTACTGCAATAATATCTTCATCGTTCACTACGATGAATTCTTCCTCTTTACCTACAAACTTACCAGCATACTTAATGTAGTATACTCGATCACCAATGGTTGCCCAAGGCAGTCCATCATCAAATGCACGCCATGCATTAGGACCAATTGCCACAATAGTACCAATTACTGTTGCCGCTTTCTCTTTCTTCTCATCTACCGGTAAAACAATACCGGAAGCTGTCTTCTTTTCCACGTCGTCGGGTTTAATCATTACCCGATGACCAGCTGGAACTATTACCATTTAATCTCCTATATCATCATACTGAATCTTTAAAAGGGTATCAAGCCCCTCAATACGTCCGACCACTCTGGCCGTTGCCTCTGCTGTAGCGGAATTCCCCGCTAAAGTTAATCCACTACATAGATTCTCACACTCTTGTTTACGCTCATCATGTAGAAGAGCAAATACAAACTTCGTTACTGGGTCTTCTTTCCAGTTAAGATAATCATCCTTACTTGGACTTTCCACTTGTTGGTTTCGCTTTCTTCATCTCTTTAGCTTGCTTAACTGCTACTTGGTGCTTCTCTTCACCTTGTTTAAGGGCTACCTGATGTTTCTCTTCGCCTTGGCGAATAGCCATTTGATTCTGGATAGCGTTGGCTTGAATGTCTTGTTGACCTTTAATTCGGTCCATTTGCATCTTCTCGCCCATCTTAACACGATCCATCTGCATCTTGGCGAAGTCATGTTGTTGTTTCTGTTGGAACTCTCTATCTTTCTGACGCATCTTTTGGTCGGCTTCTGCCTGCTTAAGTTGCATCTCACGTTCCTTCATTTCGGCATCCATCTCACCACCCATCATCTCTTTTTGGGCATCGAGCATAGCCTCTACCATCATCATATCCCGTTCGTTCTGCATCTCCTTCTCACGAACCATAGCATCCAGTTGCTTATCAGGAGTAGGACCGGGTGGCTGTGGTTGAATTAGAAGTTTCTGTAGATCAGTATGACCGAGAGCCTTTGCATAACGTAATGCGTACTCTTGAATATTAATTACACCCATTGCTATTAATGGTTGTAATGCTGCTAATTTCTGTAGCTTCTGTGAATCTGTAGCAGAGTCGGGATCAGCTGAGGGCTTGACCGACATACCTACTTGTTTATAAATATCCGTACTAATTGGGAAAGGGGTATTTACTTGCTCAGGAAGATAAATAGTATTAAGCTTAAATAGCTTCTTATACTCCTTCTCTAGTGCTTTATAGATACGCTTATAGATAGCTGTGAATAGTTTCATTCCCTGTTCAACAGTCTCTTGTGTGGTAGTTGCCGGTGTGTTTTGTCCTGGCATCTTACCTACAAAGATTTCAGCAGTACTAGCTACCTTGAATCCAGACTCAACTAACATACCCAAGAGTTGGAATAGTACGTTAGATGGGTCTTTAAACTGTAACGGAAAGATACCCTTCTTTAAATCATCAACAGACGCATTTACAACTTTCCACTCACCGGGACGGAAACGATAGTCCCCACCTTTAATACGAATACCTTTACCTATAAATCCAGTCTGTAGATTACTAAGAGTACCTGCATCTATTAGTTGGTTGATTAAGGTATTAACCGCATCGTTAATAGCGCCAAGGAGAAGACCAAACCCAATATCATAAATGCTACCATCTGGATTAGGAATAAACCCAAACTTGGTAAAGAAGTTGATTGGATCAATCTTCGCAATTTTATTCTTTCCATTGAGCGTAATGTTTTCGGGAAGGAATCGTGGTACAATTCGTAGTACCTCTTTTGTCTGGTGTAATACTGTTACAATATACGGTTCTTCATAACCATCTTTATCTAGATCAAGATTACGGTGTTGTTCCAGTACAAGAAATGGTGTACTAGAATCGTTTACTGGAGGTTTTGTACTTTCTGTTTTATCTTGCTCATCTTTAAGAGGATGATACTCAGAAGTTTGTGGAAGTTCGTTAGTCGGTTCGAGATAGATTCCGAGGTTAATGCGTTCAGTAATTTCGTTTTTAGATTTGAATAATTCATGAGTAATCCGTGGAGCAGTCTCTAGAGTCTTTGCCCAATAGTTAATTACTAGGTTACGAGGAAGAATTAATTCCGAGCAATTACGCTGTTTAACCGAATCGTAATACGTCTTCTTGAATACACAACCAATGATTGGTACAATGGTTGTGAGCTTGTCCATATCCTCTATCCACTCTTCCATCTCTTCTAAGAGTTGGTACGACATGTGCTTCCCGATTGCTTCGGCAATAGGGGTAAGTTGTCCTTGTGGGTCCTCTCCAAGTACTCGACCAGTAACAGGATACTCATTGGGAACAAGAGCAGGAAAAGCACGAGCGTTAAATTGAATAGCAGCAATAGTAAGTAAGGGATATTTAACATTACTTGCTTTGGGCCACGGATAGGTCTTATCTTCCGTAATTTGAAGTGCGAGTTTAGTCCATTCTTCAATACGATCTAACCATTCTGTACGTGATTTATTGTCGGTATTGTAGTCCTCGACAACGGTAATCGCAATAGAATCTAAATCTTTTTGATCTAGTTTCTCTGCTATATTCTTTCCGGTATAGTCTTGTAATAGGTCTATTGCCATTATCGTGTAATAGTCTTTAGGTATCGTTGATAATCCCCATAAGAGGGGAATAAAGTATTTAGCATTGGATCGCTTTGATATCCAGCACCGGGACGTGTACGAGCATCTCGTGCCACTATATTAGCGTGAATCTCATCATAGTTATCCAATGCATTTGGAGAGAATTCATGTGCCACGGTACTATTTATATATTTAACCATCGGACCATTCATACTATCTGCAAAACCAGTATGAGACTTTCCAGGAACATTACGGTTAGTATTCTGGATAGTATGTGCTAACTCATGCGGTAACAAGTCTGGAAAACTCTTGTTAAGAACTGCTGTATATGGGCTATCTGGATGCACAAATCCACCTACATTAGCTCCAATATTAACGCCTTGTCCTAATGGATTTGCTTGTGTATGTAATCCAGTGGCTTTAGAATGAGTAGGCCAATACTGATATAACTTTTCCATGAACTGTGTATTCTGAAGATGGTCATAGTGTTTATTCAGAAGAGAGTAATTAGGCAGGGAAGTACCATCAAATTTCATACCGTAAAGAGCTTTACGAATCTGTGGAAACATCTCCATATCACGAGGACGCAGAGCATTATGCCCCATTAAACGCCAAGCAGCACGTCGGGCATTCCCCTCATCCCCATATAAGGGAAGCAATCTACGGACTAATTCCTCTTCCATGTTAATAACCAGTAGTAGCGCAGCGTCCTTGATCGAAGTATTGAGAAGTCATCATCATTTCTTCATACTCCTCATCTTCTATCTCTTTTACCGTAGGAGCTTCCACAAATTTATCCAAAGCCAGACCGATATATGCAAAAGCATCAACTTGGTCATCATGACGATCCTTCGGAAATTTGAGCAGTTCACTCTCAAACGTAGGATACCAGTCAGCCGTCTTATCAAATTTAACACCACCAATCCGAACCCTACCCTGGATTGATCTAGCCCTAGTAGGTTTGTCCATGCTAGGAAGTATTTCTTCAATTATGGGAAACTCCCCAATCCGTAACATCTCCTCCCGCAGAAATGGACCAATGGCCTTGGTGATTTTCTCTTTCTCAATAGCGAATAGTTCTGGTTTATACATTCTTTGTATTCTCATTATCATGTCGATAATTCCTCTAGAATCTACACGCTCCCGTATAACATCTACTACATGGAGGATGCCAAATTCATCCATTCCAGCAACGACGAAGACAGTAAAGTCGGATCGTTCGTTAGTAGAAATAGCAGGATCACAACCAACATAATAATTAAGAATCTTTCTCTTCGCTTTAATGTCTTCAATATCGGGAGCGTCAATGGCAATAAAATCTGCAAGCTTAAAGTACGCAAGGCTTGGATCAATTGGGTCATTTAAATACTCCTGATTGTAAACATCCGGCATTCCCTGTTCGACATACTCTTGTCGAATCGCCACTAACTTCTCTTTGTTGAACTTCTCGGGCCATAGAATCTGTTTGTAATCGAGTGTATGAGCTTTATAACGAGCCGATTTCCATAAATTCTTCGGATTCTCTTGATACGATACTAAAGGCTCTTTTCTTGTGTATCTAGAGTGATCTTTAGGGAGAAGCCGTTCGAGGAACGAGTCAAGGTGTAGAATAGTCCCAACGATTCTAACTTGTCCATCATCTGATAAACATGGGAGAAGGGCACCGTAAACCCAACGTCTAAACTTTTCTCGTCTATCTTCGTTAAGTACGATCTCGTCGTTCTCAAGATCATCTCCAACGATGAGATTAGGCCGTTTATTCTTCCATTTGAGTCCTCGAAGCTTTTGTTCGCTTCCTTTTGCTTGGATTCGGAAGGTGTGTCCATCTGCGAAAGATACAATTATATCTGATTCTGAGTCTTTAACAAGTTTCTTGATGCCAAAAAGACGTATCAAGTCTTCATTTTCTGTTATCTCTTTCTTAATATCGTTAAGGAAGAGAACTGCTTGTGATTCTGTGTCCGAAAGAATGATTACGTAGTCTTTTGCCCTGAAAAGTACCGAAGCAAGGACGTAACTATGGGTGATTGCCGTGCTTTTTGCGTGTCCACGAGGTGCCGCAATCGCTACATAACGATGCTTAGAGCAACAAAAATCCCACCACTCTCGATGAAACCACGGAACAGATTGACGATTGTCGAAATTTTTAGACAGAACCGTGTTAACGAAGCCTTCAATAAGTTGTGCATCAATTTCGACCATATAGAGTGTTATTTATTGCAACAATCCACGTTCGGACCAACTGTTTTTACGTATCCGTTCTGTACACTGCCGGGTTTATGCTGCGATTTCTCCGACTGTAGATGCTTCTGTAGGCGAATCTTGTCGTTCTGTCCCATTTTGGGAGTCTGTACTTTCAATACTTTCTCGTGTAAATCCATCATTTTCTTCCAATTTGATTTCTTTTGCGTTTGCAAACTTCTTAAACTCCTCGGCTAAGTTCTTAAGATGCTGAGAAGTGGAAACGGAACCGCTAATTGAGGTGGGTCTACCACGTAAAAGCTGCCGTTTGTCAATAATCTGTTTTGTTACGGTTACTGCATCCTTGGCAGTGATGGGTACTCGCTTGAGTTGCCCATTCGGGTTCATCCGGTAGTCCCCATCATTGACCCGATCTTGTAATTCTTCAAGGGCTTTGTCGATGATCTTGGACATTTTGGCGTCGAGTTCTTCATCTTTCTCTACTCGAACACGCTGGATAAGTTCTTCCCACCACGGTTCCATCTTCCAACGACGGATACGGTAGTCTGGAATACCGGTAACTTCTGCTGCACGGGCACAGGTGCCAGCAGCGGCGTAAGCAGCTACCGCTGCGATTTTTTCGTCGTCGGTGTAATAGCTGGGATTACCCTTTACGAATCCACGAGCCGTGCCGTTACGACGTTGTTGAATCTTGGTAGGGTGTCCACCTTTACGTTTCTTGAGGGGTTCTATAACTTCTGGTGCTTTAGATAGGTCCATCTTTTACTTTCGTCTATTGGGGATAATTACTGTTTCAAGATAATGTTCTATTCTTTTATCAGACCAAGTATCGTCAATATCACCATAACGATCTAATTTAATTGCTTCTTCCCGAGTCATGGCAAACATACGTTTCGAGTCGGGATCGTATGTAGCAATGATCCCCGGCCAACGGTCGTGGGTTTCTTTGATAGATTGGATATTATGTGTGTTGATAAAATCTATAACAGCATCTCGTTGGTCTTTGGGAATTACTCCGTTTTTATCGCCTTTTATTTGTGATATACTTTTACCAGCTTTAGAAAAAGTACCAGCAGGTTCATCATCAACACTAATCATTACCTTTGTCTTGGAGTCTGGACCACGAAGAGTGTGAATAGTTACGTCATCGTACATGTATCCATTCTTATCGAACTTGATCCATTCCGGTCCCGGTTGCTGGTTGGAGTATTGATACTCATACTTTCTAGCTTTTGTTGTAGGTAGTCCATCTTTACCTGTTACAAGTTTTGTCCAAAGTGGAAACCCCGTCTCTGGTTCTACCACATGCCAAATCTTATCGCCTTCATGCGCTGCTTGTCCAACACAGTTACCGAAGAGACAACTTTGACGAGCAAACGCAATAGGCTTATCTCGATCTAGTGTAGTCCACTTACGTCCATCTGGATACTCTTTGGTAACAGTATTGCCTTCCATTAACTTCTCGGGGATATTCCTCCATTCGTTCTTCTTGGCCTGTTCCCGAGCCATCTTCTCCTGCCAAGCAAGAGTTTCTTGTACTGCCCGTGGAAACGAATATTGCTGACGTTTCGCTTCCGGAATACCGGACATGTACTCTTTTACTTCCTTGAAAAAAGAGGCTGGGTAATTATTAGTAATAGTAGCATTACCAAGATTAACTGTCCATCCCTTTTCTGTTTCAAGGGGTTCATTTATATTCTTTCTATCTTTAATTATAGGTTCAGATACTATTACACTATCTGTCCAATCCTCCCATCTTTTTCCTTCAATGACTGCATCTTTAATTGGATCATCAGTAGTACCTAAATATCTATCTTGATATTTTTTAAAAGACTTATTAAACCAATCATCTACTGTTCCTGGTTTTGGAATTATACCTACTTGCTCACGTCCAAATGCATCCATTCCAACATAGGGAGCATGTCCAGTAATACCCCATTGTGTAACAGATGACCAATTACCGCCTTTGCCCTTAACAGCGGAAAGAGCTACGTTATCCCCAACTCCGGGGGATAGCGGAAGGAATCCAATTGCATCCGCTACATCTTTCTTCCGTCCTTCTGGGATATACGGAATGGAACTGTTTGCCTTGGGCATCTTGAACGGAGAATCCCCATATGCCCACCTGTTAACTTCCCGGTCGGCATTTCCGACGGCAAAGTCTCCAATCTTATTCCGACCACCAAGACCCGTCTCTACGGCCGATTTAAGCCCCGCCATTGCGTTGAACGGAGTGATTGGTACCTCGGGTAGCGAGAAGTTATTTAAAGCTCCCTTAACGCTTTCTAGACCCCTTCCCAACGCTCGTAGAACTGGACTACTTGGGGACTCCGTTGCTTCGGCTTGTGGAGTAAGATATTTACCGATTGGTTTCGGATCGAAATCCCCGGCGTACAACTGACGCCGGAAGAACTCTCCGCTGTCTAGTTGTTGTTTGATACGTGCGTGTTCATCTTCGAGGTACTGTCTACGCTTACTTCCCTTTGGGAGTTCGTGGATAGCTACCTCTAAGTTGGTAATATTGTTCTCCGTGAAGTCGGAGAAGTAATCCGCTTCAAGAGCTTCTTTGGAGAGATTGGCGCGAGGTGGACGCGGCACGAGTTACATCCCCCTCCAAGGGGTGACGGAGTAGGGATTCTCGGGAGAACTGATTGTACCACGTTGCTCGAAACGTGGATCAACGGAAGGAGCCATGAATCGACCACGCATACCGGGGTCGGGAGTGGTTACGGCTGGACGAACACCTTGCATACCAAAGAGCATGTCAGCACCATTGGTAAGAGTGTTTGCATCCATAAGCTCACGCTTACGCTTCTTTTCTAGAAGAGCCATTGTAGATTGAAGGAGATAGTCGCGCAGGAAGGAGAGAGCATCGTTAAATGCTTGCCCCTGCGCGCCCGGTTGAGACGGGCCTTGCTGGCCCGCTACCGGATTCCCGCCTCCGGTGGGGCCTTGCATGCCTTGGGAAGAGGCGGAATCCATACCAATAAGAGACATATATGTTTTGTTACGTGTGCATAAAGCACACGCTTATACATATTATAACATAAAGAATAATTAAAGTAAAGATATATATTATATTAATATAGTTTTTTAGTTATGTGAATATTTAACTTCTGTTAAATATCCACATTATAGCGGTATATATGGTTTTAGTTACCATATATACCGCTTCTTTTAAATATATATATAATATATTTTATATTATATATTATATATTATTATTATATATAATATATATTATTATTATATATTATTATATATTATATTATATATTATTATAATTATAGTTTTTTATTATAGCGAGTTTTGTGTTATTTGTCAATACCTCCCCTTGAAAAAGTATATATCGCCGTTAAATGGAGGGTTGAACTCCTCATCCGCCCTCTCACTTTTCCCCCCTCCCCCCCTCAAAACTTCGTCGAAAAGTCGCTATCTTCGCACATCTTCGTTTATCAACGCATTAGCACATTCTAATATACATATGTTCCCTCTTGCTGTTGCACATTCCAGGTATGT